TCTACCACCTTGGAACTGAGACTGGATGTCTCCTATGGCTTTCTTGTTTTGTACGATCCTCTCGAGAAGCAGATTTGAAAACTTCAGGAGGTTGACTGGATTCGTTAAATATCGCTGTGCTTCTTTCGTATGATCCGAAGCTGTCTTTGTATTAATCTCGAATCGTTCACCATTCTCATCTTCAAGAACAAACTTTATAGTCTGAGAGAATTGAATTTCTCGAACGAAGAGAATGTCTGATTTAATGTTATGTAGTGACCACTTTGCTTCTCCAAACAAGTCGAGTATGAGCCACGCAGGTATGCCTTCCCACAATCGAGTGACATCAATTTTCTTTATCATGGCGTTCCTCCCGTTTGTTTTCTTCTTCAAAAAATTGAGACTGTTGAAAGATGAACTCTTGAGCTTCTTGCCAATCGTCTTTCAATCTTAATCTTATCATATCTCTTCAGTTTCCTTTAACCACCACTGGTATACTTGATAAGCATGTTTCCATAAGTTTTCCCACAGACACTCACTATTCTTATATTCCAATATTGACTCTCCTAATTTCATTTTATCTTTCCCCGAAGCGATGTTATCTATTTTTAAGCCATCCCAGTTTACATCCATTATGTACTCCATAGTATCCCAGTTAAAGGAGATAGTAAAATCGAATCTTCTTAGAGGGTTTACTGTTTTCGGTTCCTTTGCTTTACAGTCAAATGATCCATCTGTCCAAAATGTTCTTTCAAATACTTTCATCTTTAATCAAAGACTTTATCTGTTCCTCTATTTCTTCAAGTACTTCGTATCTGCCACACCAAAAGTCACTCTTGATGCAATGATTTTCTGCTATCTTCTTTTGTTCCTTTATGTATTGAAACAAATCATCAAGTTCTTTCCTTAAGAGTTTAGTCTTGATGACCGAGAAGGTTCTGAACGGAAGATGGGAACGAAAAAAGGAAATTAGTTTGATCGCGTCTTCTCTTATCTCTTCCTCACTCGGAAAATCTGTGGGAATCACGTCAATTCTTACGGGAGAACTTGCCCTGGCTCCGTGAATTCCTATTGTCTTCATATATATCCGTAAAGCTTGGCGAGTACCAAACTCTTATTTCCTGATTTGCGAGTGCTCTTTAGGATTTTTTCTTCTCCGTCTTCCTCGAAGACGAACGCCCCGCCCCTGTCGTTCACATAATTAATCGCTTCTTGTTTGTCTCTGAAGGATAGTTTTTTGACTACATCCAACGTCGTTTCTCCTCTGAAATATGTACCCTCGATTCTACTGTTTTCTTTTTGTTTTTCTCCTTTCTTCTTTCCGTATTCTCGCACCTCGTATTTCCCCTGCCCAACTTTAATGACTTTTCCTTTCTTCCATTTCTTATCGTTGTCGTACACATCATCGTAGTTCCATCCGTCCCATTTCCACTTCCATGTTAAATCCGTAAATCTTCTTTGTCCATCCACTCTGAAATCTCCAATCAGAATTGGGTCTTTTCGTCTTTCCAACAGCAGAACGAACTTCGACATGCCGAGCATTGACTGAAATTCTCTTGATAACATCATTAGGTATAACTGTCTTTCCGTCAATCTGAGACCAGTCAAGAATTGTGCAAACTTTGCCGTATCGCTAAGCGAATCATTCTTACTGTTCCACGAAGAGAAGGCTGATATGTGTCCTCTATGGAACAATACTGCTTTTCTATTTTTCTTCAGTGTGATGATAAATGGATGAGTCAGTTTCGGCGTAATATGACCCGCACTCGCTAATCTCCAATGTGAAACTACTGGATATCGCCCTTGGAACTGACTGAATATCTCGTACGCTCCATCCAAATCCATCATGCCTTTTACAACTTTCCACTGTTCTCCCTTAAAATACGCGAACCCGAACCCGTCCGGGTTCTGATTCCAGATTCGCTCAAACTCGTCGAAGTCTAACTTTGCTCCTTCTTTTAACACGGCTATCAAGCACATTATTTCCTCCTCCTAAATAAGCATTCAATCACTCTTTTCAATTTTTCTCTATCCCATTGTATGTATGTTCGTCTGAAATCATACGGTAATCCAATCACTATAGTTCTTTCATCCTTGAGTCTTCCACCATTCCAAAGTCGAAGATCAGCGTTTATCAGATTCTTGCTTATTCTATGGTAAGCTTCAGTATCTGATATGTACACTCTATCGCCATGGGCGTAATGAACACCAACGACTCCGATTTGGTTTATTTGCTTGTTAGAAAAAGGAACTATTTTCACTTCTATGTTTGCTTCCCTTGGCAAATAGTCGTCATTGCTACAAATCACTCGCATTGTTTTCATTTAAACAAACACCTCAGTGCTTTTTTGAGGTTATCTGGATTTCCTTGCAGATACTGCATTCGGAACGAACGTGGAAACGCAACCCAAATGGTATCTTTCTCTTCTCCCCCCAATGGTATAACTTCTGTATCTACCAAGTTCTTTCTTACACGTTCCACGTATTTTTCAGATATGAATAATTCGTTTCCGTAGCTCCCAAACACCTCAATCTTCTTTACTCCCTTTAGTTTCGGAAGGTTTATCGGGAACTCTCCTCTGGGAAGACCATCCCAGTTTCCCATTTGTGATATTGTAATCATAATTTCCTTATTACCTCTCTTTGAATTTTCTCAAAATCGTAAGGGCTCTTTAAGAATCGTGAAATGAAGAGAGTTACCAATAGGAGTTGACGATATCGAGTGATTTTTGGAAGACGGAATTCCACTCCTTGTCCGTTTGTCGACGTGTTAATAAAGAAATATCTTGAATCGGGGTAATCTTGCGTGCAATAATCATTAGGAAACCTTCCCCACAACGAATTGTAAACTCGGACATCTTTGAGATACTCCTTTGCTCTTTCAATCTCTTCTATTTCTTCGGGTGTCGCTCCCACATGAATATGGGAAGACTGCAAGTACCTGTCGAAATAGTCTTCGTAATCATTATAAATTGGCTTCAATGATCTCACAAATGAACGCCGAGATCTATATATTGGAGACTTGAATTCCCAGTCATCTATTGTACTGTCTTCTGTGGGAATAAATCCCCTAACTAACAATCGAGCGAAGAGTATCTTTCTTACGGTTTGTAAATTTCGTCCTCTCGGAATTTCCTTGAACTCAAGTTCGATTCCCCATGTCCTACTATCTTTGCCTGCTTCCTTCCCTCGAAGTTGGTCATTCTTTGTGTAGTAACTCAACGGATTATCTAAATGAAAGTCACAGATATAGCCTATTCCTCTGATGTAGAAAGAACACGCTCGTTCTCTTTGACATATTCGACATTTGTGCACATTAAATCCCCGAATCCCAATCATAGCGTTATCCGTCCTTCAACTTCAAGCCGTGTCAGGGGATCAAATTGAACTGCCGTTCTATATTCTTCGTTCTGTCTGTATAGCTTTTGTAGCTCCAAGAAAGACAGTCTGGGTTTATGAACGTTTCCGTCTGGATCCAAGAACAGTGTTAGCCCGATGTGTCTGAAATATATAAAGACTCCCTTGTACTGCCCTCTCTTCCAAATTTTTAATTTAGACACGTTCTTCATTCTCGTTTCGCCTCCTATTCCTTGACCGTGAAATCATGAAAGCGTCTTGCGGAGTATATGAAATAACAAAACTCCACGACGAAAGATCCACGCCTTCATTCCCGTTATAGGTGTCGTCTTCTTCATTCATAGTTCTTATCTTCACTCCTGTTCAAATCTATCTTCCATCCTGTTTCGAGCAAATCGAGTAGTGTGTATTTGGTGTACGGGTCTTCTGAGTTTTCAACTACAAAACCTAAGTGGAATCTGGCTTGCAGTCCATCACCAAAATACATTTCAAACGCTATCCTTCCTTTATATTGAATTTCTCCGTTTTCATCTTTTGCTGTTAGTACGTCTCCTATGTGATATTCCTGTTGCCCTATCTTTACTCCATTTTTTATTAATTTAATTGCGTGCATTTGCCTTACCTCCTTCACCCAACAAGCCAGCCTTTGAGAGTTTCTTCGTAAGATCTTTGACTTTTGATTTCAAGCCTCTTCTTTCAATCAAATCTTGAACTATCCTTATCATTTTTTCATCACATTCAATTTTTGAAATGGGAAGCACAAAAGCTCGATCTAACACTTCTTTTAATGTGTAATCTTGAATGCAGTTCTTAAAGCTTGAATAATACGAAACAAATTTGGATATTAGGATCGCATTTTCGTTTGAAGTCATTTATACTTGAGCCTCCCTAAAGAACCTTAGCCATCTATCTACCCAGTCTTCATGTTTGTTCGTTTCAGGAGTATCTTGCTTGACAGCAAAGACTCCATCGTGTAATATGTCCTCGTTGCAGCCTTTCATTGATATTATCCTCCCGTCACGAACTTCGATTTGACCAACATATCCATCACTGTCCAAGCCTATGAAATCTTTGATAAAATCAGCTTCTCCTTTCCATAGTTTATAGGTTCCGTTTTTCAATTGCTTAAAATCCCTTGTTATTAGGGAAGGTTCGTTGCCAAATTTATCAGTTTCGAGTGACAGGTATACTGCAGACCTTAACAATCGTTGAAGTTTCTTCTTGTTATAATTCATCTCTTTAATTTCGTCTTATATCTTCCAAACGAATATATCCTGCTTCTTTGAACGCTCGGTCTATTATTTCTGAGACTTCTTCATCCCTAATCCCCTCAAATTCTCCTTCGAGGGAGTCTTCAATGAACTCTCCATAACGAGCAATTAATCGTTTGTATATCTCTTCTTCTTTTTCGGTCGTTACATAACTTCCGAAAGGATCGGTTATCTTTGATATTGTCTTTTTTTCTTCGGGTTTGAGATTCTTGAGATCCTTCAGTATCCTCTCGTTTAACTTTACATAAGCGAATACAGTTCTCATTACCACCACCGTCCCAAAGTCATTACGTGTCCACAAATCGGGCACTTTGGATTCTTCACTGATGTATAAATCTGTATCATATCGTGTCTGTTGTCGCACCAATAAAATTCTTTTTCTTCTTCACTCATCTGTCACCACCTCCTTCTACGGGTTCTAACTTAAAGACAAACCTACCTTGCTTATATTCCATTTCACAACTATACCCTGTCTCCTTCTTTAAATCTTCGATAATCTTCAGTGCACGTTCTCTCGCGTGTGAACTTACACAGTCGCTACAAATTGATCCATCGGACGGGGGATTCAAGATACACTGGATACAAGTATTGACACCGAATATCTTCCATCTATATACCCCTTTTATTATATATAAACACAAAATCAATCTTTTATATATAAATGAATCTTAACATTCTAAGACTCCCGCCACCCTCAATCCTATTATAATATAATATATAAATATATTAAAATAAAGAGAGTAAAAAGGAGGGGGGATAAGCGTCATATTTTAATCAATCAATCTAAGCTTAATGGTACATCCGTGAGGACTTTTTATCCTCGAACGGATGCACCAATCTATACTGGATGGGGCAGGAATAAAGGAGGGCAGTTAAGGATAAAATGTGTCTGACAACTGATTTATAATCACAATATTACGCATCAAGGGTATTTCTAACATTGATTTTAGTGCCCTTAGCTTTTCTTTATCTCTGTAATACTTGGCAATCGTTACTTCCGATCCTTCTTCCATATTTCTTACTGCTTTGTCTATGAATTCCTCGTTAGTGCTCAGTTCATAGAAATTGTATTCTTCGTTAAGGTCTACGATTTCATGAGGTATTTCACGCCCTTGCAATATGACTACTCTTCCCATTTTGCAATCCTCCTTATGACATCAATCTATTAGTGCTAATCTAAAACGAATATTCATCTTCATCCTCGTCTTGGAGAGTTATATCTTCCACAATGAGAGTTGGTATTGGTAATTTTATCAATTCTCGGAAACCCTTTAGAGCTCTCAGTGTTTCGCTATATTCCTCGTAAATTTCTGCTTTCGTTAGTTTTTCTTCCAGATGCTTTATTTCTTCTTCTACATTTATTTCATAGTTTCCGTTTACTTCCGAGACATACACCTTTGACATTTCAATCCCTCCGTTTAGCATCAATCTATTCTTGCTAATTTCCATCCGCGTATATTTGCATCAATCTAAAAACGGATAATAGAACTTTAACCTTTTACCTCTTTTTCTCTCTTTTCTTCTCTCTATTAGAGAGAAGAATAAATAAACAAACAACGGTATAAAGCATAAGACAAATAGGATAGCATAATAGCATAACATCAATGTTAGGTTAAATTGCACCATATCGCACCACACCTCCATATTTGCAATGTAACAAAATTTGGGTGTGTGGGGATATTCTTATATGCACCTATCCCTAAAATTTGCATATAGCTTAAATTTGGTGTGTATCATGCAAAATTTACCACACACCTAACACCACACCCATACACCCCCCACCCAAACCTTCGACATTTTGAGTATGTGAGTGGCTTATGCACACCAAACCTAAATTTATCATACACCATAACACAAAGATTCCGGTTGGTGTTAAGCTTTATGTTGTTGTGAAGGATTCCAGGATGTGTGTTACCTCTTCATAAAGATGGCTCAGGATAACACATGCTCATACACAATTGATATGAATTCACACCACATTTTTATGCCGATCCGCACACATCCTGGCTGGCTGGTAACGCAGGATATGCTCATCCACAGCTTGCCCTCTTACAAAATGCTAAAATGCACACATGTGGACATGATATTTGAATTTTTCTTTAAGGGTTCATGAAGATTTTTTGTTATGAAAAATAGGGTTAAATAGGGTTAAAAGCATAGGGTTAATTGGTGATTGAGATGAACAAAGAAAAAACATCACCAAAGAAAGAGGTTGTGGGGAGTGGTGAACCCACAACACATGAAGAGAAGAACACCGGTAAAGAGGTAAAAGAGGAGAAGAAGAGAGAAGAGGAAACAAGGGATAGATACGTCATACAATACAATAAGACAACAGAAGAAGACAATTACCTTACTCTCAAAAAAGAGGGTAAGGTGTGGGCAACCGAAAGCAAAGATAGAGGAGAAGAGGTAGCACAAAAGATCATGCAAAGGCACCCGGATATAATGATGGTGCGGATTTGTCGGGTAAAAGATGGTGTCTTAATACCGGTAACCGAATATACCGGTAAGGACATCATAGAAAAGAGTAAAAATGTGTTACCCGAGGAATTCAAAGGAATAGTATCTGAAGAGATGTTGCAATATATGGATGAACAGGAATTACAAAACATCCGAGGATTGATAACCGAGTTCATCCGAAAGAGAGAGCAAATAACACAGCTAAGTCGGATCGCAGTGCAAAGAAGCGCTTTTAGGAGGGATAAAACAAAGGTTAAAGCTTTGGAGAGCTTAAAGGTAGAATACAGGAAAGCTAAAGAGGAATATGCGAAAGCTAAAGAGCAGTGGGAGAAAACAAGAGAGAAGATTGAAACATTCATAAGCGAAGAAGAGAAAAGACTGCCTTCCATTGGAGCTTGGTTACGCGGAGAAATAACAGGTACAAGAGCAGTGAGGCGCACATCCGGGAGGGTAAGAGCTCCTGGAGGCAAGAGGGAGTTAATCCTAAAATTCTTCCGAGAGCATAAGGGGGAAAAATTCAAAGAGGTAGAAATACGCAAGAAGCTTTCGCAGCTATACCAGGATTACAGTTGGAGCCAGCAGTCATGCTGGGCGCCATTGAAGAGCTTAAGAGAGGAGGGGATAATAGCACAAGATGAGGAGGGGAAATATTACCTTCCCTAATCCTCTTTTTCTTTTTTAGGAGGGATAAAACATGGAGATAACAAAAGACATAGAAAAAAACCTTGAACAGTGGAATAAGATAATCCAACGGATACATGAAGATGTGGAAAGGTTAAGAAGGTTAGAAAAAAGATTAGCGAAGAGGGAGGGATAAACATGCTGGTTATTGAGAAGAACCGGTTACATCCGGAAACTGGATCTCTCTACATCCAGTTTAGGGATGGTGAATTAGGTTTTTTGCGCGTTATCCCTCAATGTGAGATGGAGAAGATAAAGAAAGATGGGATAATCACGCGGGATAAGAGGGAATGTGAAGTGATTTATATTTCTTCATAATGTGTGTTATCCCTCTTTTTCCTTTTCATAATTTATTTTTCTTCGCGTTATCTTTAAATTTAATTTAAATGACCAAAAGCTTTAAGGTTTATCATGTCTTATATATTAACGGTGATTGAAAAATGAAAAACGAAAAAATTCGGATAATGTGTCTAAGGGGATGGAAGTGCGGTTTTTATTCCTCATTTGAGGACGCGCAAGAAGATAGATTTGTTTTTTGCCAATTATGTGGCAATTTCCTAATAGGAGGAAAAACAAAATGAAAGAAATAGCAATAGCGTTATATGTGGTAACTTTTGTATTAAGCATAAGCCTGTATGTTGTATTACAGGCTTAATATTTTTTCTTATATTTTGCTATTCATATATTTTTCTCAAATTTTCTTAAAAATTAAGATTTATGAATTTTTCATAAAAATTCGCCAGGATTTATGATTATGAATTATTCATAAAAAATTTGATTTTATTCATATTTTTTGATCCGCATAAAAACAAATAGATTTTTCATAAAATTTCATAAAAAATGGGAAAAAATTATTAATTTTGAAATGCTGGCATTAGAAGACCCCCACAGGGGGAGGGGGAGGGGTGTTTTCCTATCTCTCACGAAAATGGTTTATTCGCCAAACGAAATGGTAGGGGCAAATATCTCGGTTTTAAGCCCAACGCTGCCTCCGTTAGGCGATTCTGAGAGGAGTTTCAGTGAAAAACCTCTGAGAGGGCTTCGTTTAAGAGGCACTTCGGGTCGTTCACTGTAATCGGTTTCGTGAAACCAACCCCGTTCCATCCTTCTTTTGTCTTAAACTCTTATGTAATCGTTTAGGTTGTTTGTTTTGTCCTCCCTTAGTATGAAGGTAGTAAAAACTCCTATTATTATTTATTAATATTTATTTTATTATAATAATATAAGGTCCTAAAGACAAAATGCAAGCTGTTGAATACGAAACGCGTAAGAACACTTCCCTTTATGTGGGAGTAATTTTCTCTCCTTCTTTTCCCTATTGGCATATAGAAGCTCTTCAAACATTCCTAAACGCTAAGAAGCCAGAAAGGTGGATGCTTGAAATAGAACGTAACCACGGTATAGCTGCCGCAAGGAATAAAATTGTTCAGTCTTTCCTTAACACGACATATTCTCATCTCATGCTCCTCGACTCAGATGTGATAGTGTACGAGGATACGGTGACCCGAATGCTCGAAATAGACGAAGATGTGGTAGTTGCAAACGTACCACAGAAGCCCAACGGAGGCGTTCCGTGTGTAGAGCATTCGGAGTTGCCATATAAAAGGGGCAAGCAAATATCCGTATATGCCCAGCCAGTGAAGCGATTTATGTTATGCGGGTTGGGGTGTATTCTTGTGAAGCGGGAAGTCTTCGAGAAGATGGACTTTCCTTATTTCCGATATGCTTCACAAGAGTTCGATACTCTACCGGACTGGTATAGGGTATCGGAGGATTACTATTTCTTTGTTCGCTTAGAAGAACTCGGAATAAAGCCCGTATTCCTCCCAACTGCAAAAGCTAAGCATATCACAAGCGCTGCTCTCGAAAGCGGTAAGGGATTGGTGCTGGTATGAAGGTAGGAGTCATCACTTCAGTCTTCCTTCCGCTCATAGATAACGCTTACAAGTTCTATGGCGGAATGGAAATTAGAACTTTGTCCCTAATTGAGTATTTGAGCAAAAAAGGGCATGACGTACACGTCTTTGCGACTAAAGACTCTTCTTTGCACATAAAGAATGTCACGCTTCATACTGGAGACTATCCGATTTGGGATGGAAAACGAATACCGTCTTACGAAGCGGAGAAAAACATCATAATGCGCAATTTAGACATTCTGAAGAGTTGTGATGCAGTTCTCGAAGATAATCACTTCCATTTTTACAATTACCTTGCGTCAAGAGAAGGCTTTAAGCAAAACATAGCAATGTCTTGGGACTTCTACCCACAAAACTTGAATGTTCTTCCTCCAAGACCAAGAAACGTCGTATGTGTTTCAAAGTGGTTACGCAACGAAATTCGAGATAAGTTCCATCACGCTGGACACAAGGTGTATTACGCTTATTCAGGACTAAATTTGGACTACTATAAATCCCTCAATAACCACCCCGCCTTTGATGGACCAATTTTGTTCCTCAATAGATTTTCCCACATCAAAGGCGGGCATATATTCCTTCGGTTGGCACAAGATATGCCAGATGAGCAATTCCTAATGATGGGCGATGTTCTGTTTACACAAGAAGGAACATACGCATGGAAGCTCAAACAGATAGCAGATGAAATGCCTAACGTGAAAATGATATTCAATGCTTCTTTCAAAGAAAAGATTAAGGCACTTCAAACGTGTAAGCTCCTTGTTCATCCTTGCATAGTTCCAGAGCCTCTCGGACTCGATTGTCTCGAAGCTCAATACTTTGGTAAGTACGTCATAGGGTACGCAATGGGTGGATTGCTTGAGACGGTTAAGGAAGGGAAGACAGGAGGGCTAATTTTTCCTTCAGAAAATCCAGAAGAAAACTACAAAAAATTGAAAGAAAGAGTCGAAGCTTTTCTTTCACGAGAGCCCGATCCTGAAACCTGCACAAGGAATATTGAGGAGAACTTTGATTTTAAGAAATTCTCAGCTCCCGTTTATGAAGCAATATTAGAGGGTAAAGGTGAAGACGAAATTCACGAATTAGAACGAAAACAAAACGCTGTCGTGATATGAAAGACACAGTACCAATTCTTGTTAAGAGCGTGACAAAACAAAAGCTTTCGGAAGCAAAAGAAATTCTCCGAAAGACTTGGGATGATTTCCTTGTTTACCTCCTCGAGTTTTACATTTCTCACGCCGATGAGGATGATAAGGAGTTAGACAAGGCTGACGTAATGCGCTATTGTATTTCTTCTCCTGATACGAGTTCGCTTGCGTTCCATAGGGACCAACTAACAAAAATTCTTACTGATTTAGAACACACATACGAAACGACAGGGGATCCTAAAGATAAAGCTACAATTGCAGAAAAGATTGCTCGAATAAACGCTTCTCTCAAAGAGATAAGCAAGACCGACGAAAGTAGTCGAGTGCTTGAAGAAATAGCCCTGATAAAGAAGAACAGATTGAAAATCCTAAAGAATATAGCTCCAACAAAGACTGTAAAACGAAATGAAAATAAAGAAGAGATACCGGAAACTGAGAGTGAACAAGAAGAAGACAATTAAGGTTATTTGCGATTATTGTGGAAAAGAATATGAAGTCACCGAGCAAGTTTATTATGCAAAGATGCGACAGGGCTTTAGGTACTTCTTCTGTTCAGAGCAATGTTTAGCTCGTGCTCGTGCGGAATATTTGTGGAACCGAAAAGCACCCGTTAATGTTCCTGATGAACTCAAAGAAGAACCTGAAATTGAAATTTCTCTCATTCCGGAAGACATGCAAGGTTACTGTTACTATTGTCACAAGAAAATTCCAAAATCAGCAATATTTTGTGAAGAGCACGCGACTCAAGAACATCTCGGAATATTTGAAGCTACACAAGAGATTCCAGTTCACCCACGAGGCTGGTGGTCCTATGAAATCATTAAGGATTGGTTGTCTGGAGTAAAGAAAATCTTGTTGAAAGCACCATCGGGAACAGGAAAGAGTGTTCTTGAAGATATTATGGCGTATTTAAACTTAACACTTTTCGATAACTCCTTCACCCTCATAGGTTCAATTTCAATGCCAATAGCTGTACAGCACATAGATAGGATTCGTAGTTGGGTTGCGATGTCACCTTTCAGAAACCTCATAGTGTATGACAGTAAAGAACAAATAAAACTCAAAAACGGCTCAAGAGTCTTAGCAATAGCACAGAACGAGAAAACACGAGGCGGTTATCATCCAGATTTGATTCTCTTAGATGAGTTGGCACGAATCCGTCCTTCTTCATATTATGGTTTGTTTTATCAGATGGGCAAAACGAAAGGAGCAACTGAAATAGGAGTTTCGACCCCGTTCCTCAGCTGCTATGATGATCAAACAGAGGTGCTCACAGAAAATGGATTTAAGTTGTTCAAAGATGTAGATTTGAACGAAAAAGTTGCTACTATGAATTTGGATACCGAACAGTTAGAATTTCAGTATCCATTAGAAAAGCAAGTATATGATTATGATGGCTATTTAATCAGTCTAAATACTAAGGGAATAAATTTAAATGTTACGCCCAATCACAGAATATACTACATCGGTCAATGGGCGTTCCGAAACAAGAAAAAAAGTTATAAATCATGTCGAGCTGATCAGCTCCTTCCCGAGTATTGTATCCATATTCCCAAAGTGCCATTACCAACTGAAGGTAAGGATGTGCCCTATCTAAGAGTTCAAAAAAATGTTATGGAATTGAGGAATGGACACGGGGCATTTAAGAAAGTCGATAAAGCGTTTGATCTGCCTATGGATTTATGGCTTGAGTTCTTAGGATACTTTTTAAGCGAAGGTTCTGTCGAGAAAAAGGGGAGAATTAAAATATCCCAGAAAAAATTTAAAGATAGGATGTTCAAGTGTTGTAAACAAATAGCTACTTATTTTCACAGAAAGGGAGAAGAGGGGCAAGATTATTTTCGTATTCAGAGTCCTCAATTATATAAGTTGCTGAAAGGGGAAAAACGCATCCCGGATTATGTGTTTGGTTTGTCCCTAAGACAGCGAAAAATTTTCTTGGACGCGTTTTCGCTTGGTGATGGAAGTCAACAAAGTCGCAAATACAATGAATATATGCTTTTTCTGAACTATCCCAAGGAGAAGGCTTTGGGGGACGATTTGCAACGACTGCTTATTACTATGGGCATACCCACAATTGCTCGTGTGAAAAAAGGTAATGGGAGTTGTTTAGTGATTTCTGGAAACTCCAAACGGTACGCGGATTTAAGGAAAAGAGAAGAAGGAAAAGATATTTCACGAAAATATTATAAAGGAAAAGTCTATTGTTGTACTGTTCCTAACCACACTCTGATTGTGAGAAGGAAAGGAAAAGTTTCAATTTCAGGAAACTCAGGACCTTTTCTCAAGCTTTGGTATTCAGGAACATCCAGAAATTATTCAGTAAAGCTTGAAGATTGCTGGTTCATTACTCCTGAGATGATAAGAGACGCACAAAGAGACATGTCACCGACTTACTTTGATCAAGTGTTCAAGGCTGAATTTGTAGCAACGTCCAATAGAGTGATTCCAGATGAGCAACTTCTTAACGCAATAGTTGACAAACGATCAAAACACATGGGGGAGACAATCATGGGTCTCGACTTTGGACGTAAAAGGGACCATACAGCTTTGGTCGTTCTCAATGATAAAGGTGATGTCATATACACCGAAATTCTGCCTCTCAAGATAACTTGGCGAGAACAATATGCTATAATACGTGATAGAGCGAAAAAATTTAATCCTG